AGTCTGCATTATCTTCCCACGAGCCGCCCTCTATCTTAGACTGTGAAAATATAGATAAAACCCTCTGGCTGTTGTTGTTGTTTTTAGTGTTATAGCTAAGAGTTCCTGATAAGTTTAGCGTGCGCCCTGATACGTTTCTCATTGCTTTTTCAGTAGCATCATATTCAAAAAAATCAAACGGATCTTCTTGTGTTATTGCTTGCAAATAGGTTGGCAATAAAGGATCGGTACTTATAGCTATCGTCTCGGAAGATGTAGCCATAAAAGAAGGATCTCGACCTCTGCCGACAACTAAAGTTCCGTTCATTTTGCTTCGCCTTCTTCGATGTAGTAAGTGCCACCCAGTGCGGGTACAAATTGAAGCCGTAATCCGCGAGTGTAATACTGGTATGGCCCTGGCACTAATGTTTCCATTTCGTTGTATACCAACCCATCCCACGCGGAGACAACTAAATCAGCAGTAGAAACCATGATCGCCCTTGTCTCTCTTAGCGCCCCGAATGATATCTGCTGTGTATCTGTATATCTTGCCATTTTGATTCCTTAAAAAAAGCGGCTTTTACACCGCCTTAATATTAATCAGATTTCTTTTTGCTAGGCTTTTTAACCACACTAACCACACCGGGAGCTTTATCTTTGCGAGATTTTAACTCTCGCAATTGCTCCGGTGTAATAAGTGAGCCGCCAATCAAACCATCTTTATTTAAAGACATAGCGGCCTCTTATCAATTTGTTACGTAAAATGAAATAGATACGTTTTCACGTTCAAAAACACGAGTCCAGTTGGCAGGCAAGGCACACTCAGCAACAGTAGGAGAATCGCCAGTAACAGTCGCTTCATTCCATTTGTAACCTTCAGGATGAATCAACCACTGCTTACGCTCGATTAATGTTTCAATACCTGCGCCATTTGCTGCAAGCTCATCAAACTCAACTGCGACAGGTCGCTTGGCTGCTGAGTCTCCGTAACCGAATGCACCAGTTTTATACAGTACAGAAACGTAACGAGATCCAGAAGTTGTGCCAGCAATAACAGGTAGCTTCTTGTCTTCAACAACTCGCAAGCCGTTGTAAGTTGGGATGCGCACGCCTGTCACTGAGTCTTGAATGAACTCAATCTGCTCACCAAGAATCATATCAACCATAACGTCAGGATGCACAGCGATTAACGCAAGCATAGAAGATGACTCGCCCATTGTTGCTCGTGCTCGTACAAATCCAGAGAATGTGAACTTGTTAGCTGCGACAGCGTTGTCACCATCTTGAGTAGACGCATCAAAAATCATGTCACCATTACCAGCTTCGTTCTCTAAGAATACCCCGGTTGTAATACCCTGGATTCGAGCTTCAAAGCGATTTTCCCAATATTTACTTGTACGCGATTGAATCTGCACCATCGGATCTTCACTGCCCAAGACTTCGCCAACTAGGTTAGCCGTCTGCCACGCGTTGTTAATATGCACGTTACGAGCAACCATCTTACCAGTGCCGATTTTTTGAGGTGTAGCAAACACGCTGGGGTCATCGCCTGAAATATTCTCAGATGCGTAGGCCAAATCTTTCCAATACGGGATTGATGTAATATCACCCTCACCGGCTGCTCGTGCTGTTAGCAATGCGTTTGTTACCGCAACACCAGAAGCGACATAGGCGTTCATGTCTGGGTGGTCTTCTTGCACGTATGATGCGTAAACATCAGGGTCGAATTGTACGTCGCTTAATCTTACTGTAGCCATTTTTAGTACCTCTTTTTTATAGTTTAAATGCTGCTTTAAATGCGGCTGGGTCTCGATTCTTAAATGCAAGACGCTCAGTGCTGTTCATATCTTTTGGTGCTTTCTGAGTGGCACTGCCATCGGTCGAGCCGTTTGCGTTTCCGCCGCCTGTGGTTGTTACAACAGGTTTTAATACAGTTTTGAACACGTCATTCTTGAACAGAAATTCAGTGTAAAAACTTTCTTCATTCAACGAAGAGGCACTACCATCTTCATTTAAAAATGTTTCTTGTCGTGTTTTTGGATCAATGTGTATAAAATCTTTTACTAGTCGCTTGAATGCTGCACGACCGCTATCACTTGCTTTCAATGCTAAACGTTCAATTATTGTATTCTTTTTTTCACCAGCCATTGAGTTTTGGATTTCTTCTAACTCGCCGCGTGACTCTGTAATCCGTCGAGCTTCATCGTCTAACTTTTCGCGCTCAAGGCGTAACTGCTCTTTGCCGTCGCCTTTTTCGATTGCTTTTGCAAGTGCGGCTCCGATTGCGTCTGTAATCTCTTGAGCTTTTGTGGTCTCTGCGAGTTTAGCCGCTGTCTCACCTGCTTTTAATTTTGTATCTAAGTCATTAGCTGTCTGCTTAACTTTCATCATGCCAGCGTGTTTGTATACGCCATCTACCTCTGTGTAATCTTCTTTCAAAAACTCAGGTACTTGTTCAAACTGTTCTGCTGTTAAATCTGCCATTGCATATTATCCATTTATTAATAGTACGACTATCGTTTTTATATTTTACTACTAATAGGCAAAGTGTGCAAACTAGTAGTATTTAATAGGCTTAAACTATTGTTGGAGCTTGATTTGCTAGGTCATTTAGTAGCTCGTCAACCTCTCCAATATCCCATCCGCCTTGCACTAGCAATTCTAAATAAACTTTCTTAGTAAGTAGGCCAGCACTAACACCCTCGCGCAACTCTTTGACCTCTTCGACCGATAATTTACTAACCGCAAACTGACGATTCATTTTGATAACGATATCTTCTGGCATTGATTGCGCTTGTTCGATTGTATAGATACCTTCAAACAATCCACAATATGCAATAACGCGAGCCATTGAATCTTCTATTGATGAGACCATCGGTTCAAGTGTGTTATTTTGTTGTTCACCTTCCGCAACTATCTCGGTCGCTGTTCGCTGGACTGCTCCGTCTGTTTTAAACGTGCCGCCCTCCGCCTTAACAAGCTTCTCGTTTCTATCAAAGAATTCTTGAAATTGTTTAAGACTTAGCGATGATTCAACTAACTCAACTTTCATGTCAACACTTGGTAAAAAGTTAGGCGTGAACACTCCGCTTGCTAAATAGCTACGCCCGTTTACTTCTTTAAACGTGTCATAATTTGTTGAGTCCATTCCGAAAACGTTCATCGTTGGCAATAAAGCATAAAGCCCTTCTTTATATACTGCGCTTACCCGGTAACGTGACAATGCTAGGTTAGATATTGCAGTCAAATACCCAGCTTTTAACGGCATGTAGCCGCCTTGTATTTCTGTATCAACAACAATCTCAACAGGTATAAATTGCATATTAACGTTATTTATTTTAACGTAATTCTTCTCACCCTCTGAACTGCCACCCATTTCTGATTCGACTATCTTTTGCTGATAATAACCCTGCTCATCAATGCCAAGCTTTAGATAAGCCGTGGTATTTTTACGAGTCATGCTTTCCTGGTCCAACTTGCTACTAATCTCACGCAATAAAATATACGTTAATTGCATGGCCCCGTTTACCCGCTCAAAATCCCAATCAATGACATTCTCACGCGAGTATTGTTTAATCGTTGCGCGTGGGTTTAGCTGCTCTAAATCGGCGATTGATACGTCATTACTTTGCAGCTCAGACAGACCTTGGTAATCAGCTAACAGCACATGCCACTTGACTTGCAGTAAGTTTTCAGCAGTCGAGGTTATTGCGCCATTAATGGACAATCCGTCATTGTCTGAGTTATTGCGCAAATATTCCAGCTTTTCTGGCAGCTCTATATATGTATCTGAGACTTTCATCTTTCCTAACAAAGTGGACATAGTAGTTTGCGTAAAGTCATCAAAGTCAGCGTCAGCAACGTATTTGTTATAGCGCTCAACAGCCTCAGCGCTTGCAGTGTCAACACTAGATGGATGAGGCAATAGTCGCTTAATCTTTTTAACAAAGTAGCTTCCTGCGACGCACACACGCACAGCTTGCAATTCGTTTTGCATCTCTGTCACGTCGGGATTGGGAGTTATAAAAAATGTCATAGGTATCCTTAATTTGATTATTGACATTATAGCATT